AGACACCGAAGTGTGGGATGACGTGGACAGCCCAGCGTTTTCGCCCATCCTGATTAAGCCCAACCATTATCAAATCCGGCAAAAATTTATCGAGCAATGGGTTACGTCAAAACTGTTGCACGGCAACGCCTACGTTTTGAAAGAACGCGACAACCGCAACGTGGTCACGCGCATGTACGTGCTGGACCCGTTGCTGACCCGCGTGCTGATAGCGCCTGACGGGTCAATCTATTACCAGCTTTCCACCAACTGGCTGGCGGGCATCCAGACTTCCGCTGGTGGCGTTGACACCACCGAAGTCACACGCGGCGCGGTGGTGGTGCCAGCATCCGAAATTATCCATGACGTGATGGTGCCGCTGTATCACCCGTTGCTGGGCGTGTCGCCCATCACCGCGTGCGGGCTGGCGGCAACGCAAGGCTTAAACATCCAGAACAATTCAACGGTGTTTTTCCAGAACGGGTCACGCCCTAGCGGCATCCTGACCGCACCAGGCGTCATCAGCGATGACACCGCCAAGCGCCTGAAAGAACATTGGGAGCAGAATTACACGGGCGTGAATTCCGGCAAAGTTGCGGTGCTGGGCGACGGCTTGAAATACGAAGGCATGACCGTCAACGCGGTTGATAGCGCACTGATTGACCAATTGAAGTGGACCAGTGAAACGGTGTGCAGCGTTTTCCACGTGCCGCCGTACATGGTGGGCGCATCGCCACCGCCGAAATACAACAACGTGGAAGCGTTGAATTCACAATATTATTCGCAATGTCTGCAAACGCTGATGGAAGCGATTGAAGGGTTGCTGGATGACGGGCTGGGCTTGGGTGCGCTGGGTTACGGCACAGAGTTTGATTTGTCCGACTTGCTGAAAATGGACACCGCCACGCAATACAAGACCTATGGCGACGGTGTGAAAAACGGAATTCTGGCACCGAATGAAGCGCGGCAAAAACTAAATCTGCCGCCAAAGGCTGGCGGCGAAAGCCCGTATTTGCAGCAACAGAATTATTCCCTGGCGGCTTTAGCAAAGCGTGACGCAAAGCCTGACCCGTTTGCAAGCGCCAAGCCGCCAGCACCGGCAACGCCACCAGGGCAATTGCCAGCGCCAGGAACAAAGCCGCAGCCAGCGCCAGCACCGCCGCAAAAGTTGTTGCCGGATTTGCGGCTGGATGAAGCGGCGATTTTTGCTGAAATGAGTTTAGGAGCGGATGACCATGCAAGCCGCTGAAAAACTGTTTTTGCAAACGGTTGGCCGCTTTGTCGCTGACCGCTTCAACGCCTGGTCAAAACCCATCAGCGAACGCATCGAAAAAATTGAAGCGGCGGTGCGCGTGCCGCCCGCAATTCCAATCGATGACGTGCAGCGGATTGTTGCCGCCGCCATTGAAGATGCATTCGCGGTGCGCAAACTCGCCAGCATTGATGACCTGGAAGCCGCGATTGCGGGCATTCCGGCTGGGCAACCTGGGAAGGATGGCGCTGATGGTCGCGATGGCGTTGATGGCAAGAGTGTTACCGCCGCTGACCTGGACAGCCTTGTGGATGCTAAAGTTGCTGGCGCTATTGCTGCGCTGCCTGATGGCGTTCACGTGGTTAGCGGTTACGTTGACCGTGCAGGCGATCTTTATTTTACCAATTCTGACGGTAGTGGTTTTAAGGCTGGCCATGTTGTCGGCGCTGACGCTGACGCGGGCAAAATTGCAGAAGCGATAAAGGCGGAATTCGCCAAAATCCCGCCGCCGAGAGACGGCAAAGACGGCTTTGCGCTGGCCGACTTCACCATGCAATTTGACGGGCGCACGCTGACGCTGGGCTTTACCGATGCCAATGGTGTCACCAAAGAACACAAAATTAAAACCGCTGGGCCGCTTTATCAGGGCGTGTGGCGTGAAGGCGCTTACCAGGCGGGCGACAACACCACGCACGAAGGGTCAACCTGGATTGCGTTGAAGGATACCGACACGCGCCCAGGAACGCCCAACAGCGATTGGCAGCTTGCGGTGAAACGCGGGCGCGATGGCCGGGAAGGCAAGCAAGGGTCACCAGGCGAAGCCGGGAAAAATGGGCGCGACGGGCGCGACCTGACGCAGCTTGGCCCTGACGGCAAAAAGTGGTGACGCATGGGGCTTAAACTTTTAACGCCAGCGGTCACCACGCCTGTCACGCTTGCCGAAGCCAAAGCGCACTTGCGGGTCATCGACAATGACGATGACGCGGCAATTGCCGCCTACATTGAAGCCGCCACCAAAGCCACCGAAGCATTCCTGGGCCGCGCCCTGATCGATCAAACCTGGCAATTGGTGCTGGACAGTTTCCCAACCGGCACGAATTTGGAAATCAAAATACCAAAGCCGCCGCTGATTGAAATTGTTGACATCGCCTATGATGACCCAGGCGGCGCACCCGTCAGCATCGTTGCTGACCAATATTTTGTCGATAACGTCAGCGAACCTGGCTGGGTGGTGCCCGCCAATGCGTCACTAAGCTGGCCCGCACCCATCAGCGCCATCAACTCGGTGCGCATCCGCTTCCGTGCCGGTTACGTTGACAACAATTCGCCACCAGGCGCGGCAGTACCAGGCGACATCAAATCTGCAATCTTGCTGACCATCGGAAATTTCTATGAGCAACGTGAAGGGCAAGTGGTGGGCACCGTTGTCTATCAACTGCCGTGGGGTATCGAGCAATTGCTACGGCAGCACCGTGTGTTGCTGGGCATGGCATAGGAGCAAAGCCAAATGACGCTGAATAATTCGATAGCCAATGCAACAGAAGACGCAGTGCTAAAGCTTATCTTTCAAGCGGTGGCCTGGGCCAACTATGCCGACAATGCCGCGACCACACCGCAAACCAACATCGGTGTGTCACTGCACACGGCTGACCCAGGCGAAGCCGGTGACGCGACCACCAACGAAGTCACCTATACCGCTTACACACGGGTTAACGTGCTGCGCACAGTGGGTGGCTGGGCGGAAGCCTCTGGCGTGGTCAACCCGGTTGCGGCGATCACGTTCCCGCAAGGTACGGGCGGCACCGGCACGGCAACACACTGTGCCCTGGCCAAATCCAACGCGGCACCACCAACGGGTGCGCAAGCCATCCTGTGGCGCGGTGACGTTACGCCCAACATCACGCTGGGCAACGGTGTGCAGCCGCAATTGCTGACCACTTCCAGCTTCACGCTGGACTAAAATGCAGCACCAGGCGGAATTGCGCCGCTGTCTGATTGATTGCGACGTGGCGCAATTGCGCAAGTTATGGGCGCACATCGCGCCGCAATGGCCGCAGCCGAAAACGGAACGCGATATGCTGGTGGCGCTGCATATCGCACGCACCAACACCAATGGCATTCCGTTTCGGGCGCGGGCTTACTCGCACCGCTGGCTGGTTGACGGCGGCTGGCCGTCAGGGTTGCCCGATCACTTGAAGCCGAAAGCAGAACGCATTTACCCGCGTGTGGTTGGCGCTGTGGGCATTTCGTCAATGGGTGGCCCAGGCGTCAAAACCCATTTCAACCGCGCCATTGAAAAAGTCATGGGTGATGCGGTGCTGGAAACCTACGCAGACGGCCACGAAAACCAGCCGCACATTGTGAAAGCACGCATGATGGAAAAGCGGGCCGAATTTAAAAGGCGGGCATAGGTGGCCAGTTATTTTGTCAGCAGTGCAAGCGGCGCGGGCGGCGCGGGTGACGGGTCAAGCTGGGCAAATGCTTACCTGACGGTTTCAGCGGCGCTGGCGCGACCAATAGCGGCGGGCGACACGCTGTTGATTGGCGACGATCACAGCGAAACCGGCACCAGCAGTTTGACGCTATCGTTTCCTGGCACCGTGTCGGCACCAAATTATCTTTTGGTTGTTGACCACACCAAATCGTCACCAGGTCCAGCGGATTTGAAAATTGGTGCTGCCGGTGCCGGGTCAATTGTCAGGACCACCGCTGGCAACATCCAGATGGTTGGCTTCATTTGGGTGTACGGGCTTTATTTGAATGTGGGTTTGGGCGGTTCAACGGCTTCCCAAATTCTAAACCTGTCAGTCAACGGGCGTGTTGGATATTACGAACGCTGCACCCTTGGCGTCAGCGGCACGGGCACTGGCAATTCGATGCTCGTTAACGCTGGCACCTATGCCGACTTTCGCAACTGCACATTTGCATTTTTGAATTCGGCCAACCAAGCCCTGGCATTGCCGAATGGGTCAGCAAAATTTGTGGGTTGCACGTTTACTTTCAGCGGCACGCAGCCCGCTAATTTGATTGCTACAAATGATGGACAGTATGCGGTGTTTGAAGGCTGCGATTTCAGTGCCTTCACCGGAACAATTCTTGCAACTAATGCCGCCGTTTACGCCAACAAATTTATGTTTAAAGATTGCAAAATGCCCAGCGGCACACCGCTTTCCGTTTCGGGCGGCACGGTCAACGGGCAAAATCAGATTTGGTCGGTGGTTTCGGACACTATTGCGAGCAACACCAAAAATGAATTGTATGACTTCAACGCCACGCTAACCACATCGCTGGCGGTGGTGCGCACGGGCGGCGCTTCAATGGGCACCGCGTATGCGTGGAAAATTGTCACTACCGCAAATATGTCATGGCATCATCACTTCAAGACAATGGCCATTGCAATTTGGAATACGCTGACGGGCGCTGCCGTCAACGTCACGGTGGAAGGTATCGCAGACCCGCGTGATTTTTCAGCGCTGCCAAATAACGATGACATTTGGTTTGACCTGGAAGCGCTGCAAAATTCCGCAGCGCCCGTTGGCGGTTATGTTTCAGGCACGAAGGCATCGCCACTAAACAGCAATGCGGCGCTAACCGCATCCACCGCAGCCTGGGACAGCGCCGCAACGGCACGCGCCAACTCTACCGCTTACAGCGCGGGTGACATTTACAAGGCGGCATCAAATCCTGGGCGGCTGTTTCTTTGCACCACGGCGGGCACCAGCGCTTCCAGTGAACCAGGCGGGGTTGCCACGGCGGTTGACGGCGGCAGCGTGACTGACGGCACCGCGACATTCAAGGCCATGTGGCGCTTCAAGCAGACCATCACCACCGGCACCATTCAGTTTGCGGGCTTCATTTCTGTGTATCCGAAAGTGGGCAAGGCTTCGCTGAATGGAATTTATCTTGACCCGGTTGCCACACTGACCTGACGGCAGGGAGCAAATCGCATGGCCTACTATGACGCATTGAAAACGAAGTGGACGCAAGCACCGGCTGGCACCACGCAATCAAAGTGCGATTGGATTAATGCGCAGACCGTGACAGGTCCAGCCGTCAAAATGATTGTGCCCAACTATGAAATTTACAACCGCACTGACCGCACCGAATACAAAGCGCTTGCCGCCGCCGATGAAGCTTCGGTGCAGCGCAACCTTGCTGCGACACCCGTTGATTACTCGCCTGGAAGCCAGTTACGCGCACTTTATGCAACGCTGTTTCCGGTTGGCGCGTCATCGCCTTCCACATCGGCAACACAGCGCAACCTTGCGCCCTATGTCGCGCAATTCGACACGCCACAAATTCCCTGGCCAACGGCACCGCTTGCCCTGGGCGGCGGCGGATTAAACGGCATGGTCAGCACGAATGATGCAACCGCAGCGGGGTTGGTCTAATGGTCGCAGCAAATTTCCTTTGGAACCCAGGAACCAGCAACAACGGGCTGGCGGCGACCGCATTCAATCTGATGTCAACGGAATTGAATTCACTAACCACGGGGTCATACGCAGTTTCATCGGGCACATTCAGCAACACCAGTTCCGTGCAAGCCATTTGGGCGGAATTGTTTTTGACGCTGGGTGCGATTGGCACGGCGTTAAGTGCGGGCGCAAATATTGCTGGCTGGTTTTTGCAATCATACGATGGCGGCACAACTTATGAA